TGATTGCCACATTATGTGCAATTAAGTTAAGTGACTTTCCAGAATCTCGTTTCTTCGGTAATAACGTAGAGGAGGGTGATTACGATGTATAAAAGTGAACATTTCGGTAGAATCTTCTGGGTCGATGATAACAACGATTTCAAATCATGCCCACTAAATGTTGATGATACAGGTGATTTTACCTGTGAAGATTATGTTTCAGAGTGGACAGATTGGGAGGGAGTTAATTATGATTTACTCTTTAATATCCATCAGTCATGTGTACTTAACAAGAATAATTACGCAGGTTCATTAACAATTAATGGAGTGTAATTGCACATGCTATGGTAGCACCATTTATCCTAATCCCTTGGTCTTTAATGACACATACTTTCGATAGTATTAGGGCAGAAAAACAACAACAATTACCTATGACTTACCTCGACTTATTAACAACAATTCAAAACTTTTCAGAGGAAGAGTTATTACTTCCAGTCAAATGTTATGATGAAGATTGTGAAGAATTCGTGGACGTATTAAGGGTTGAGGGTGATAACGAAGATGACCCATATTTAATCATATAAGTATAAACAATCGCCACTTAATTACATGCAACCAAAGTTCATTAAAGGAGAGAAGATTACATGTAAAGATGATACTGGAAAGGTTAATTTTATAGGTGATAAGTATATAACTTTAACAACAAATGAATGGGAGGATAGTAATACTTTATCAGGTAATAGACAGACAAATGTATTAGTTTATCCAAACGATTACGACAAGATAATATACCATGACAGAGACAAATAACAACAAGGTAAGTGTTACTTCCGCAGAGCAAATTAACTATGTGTTTATAACACTTAAGGAACTAACTTGTATGACTTGGGAGTATATCAGAAAACACAGATTATGGACAGTTATTAACACCCATGTGGAAAAGTCCGCAGAAAATGTTGAAAACAATTAAATGGTTATTTAAATAGGTTTGTGTGTTTAATACCTGTGGAAATGTGGAAAACAATAACACTCTTAGCACGCAATCTACCGAATGTCAATATAAACGAAGAAATGCAACTTTCTTGACAAATTCTCACAAATCGGTTATAATTAACCTTGTGAGAGGTTAAACAATTCTCTAACAAATGCAGTACTTAATTGAAGACGAACAGGGCAAACTTCACGGGACATTTGAGTCAGTAACTGACCTGGAATTATACATGGATGGTGTTAGAAACCGTAGGGGAGATAGATATAAAGATCTCCCAAGATATTCATGCTTTGATTATATCAAATCGATTGGATGGTATCTAACAATTAAGGATGACAATGTGCAACCCAAAGTATAAACAATTGATGTGACAGTCAACAAAGTGGCACACAGGGGGTTGTAACTTAGTCCGATTAATACTATACTATTAGTATAAATCAATCAAGGGATTAATCCTTATGAAACTAACACCAATTGCAGCAAATCAGAACGAGGTTTCTTTCACAAATGGAACGCAAATCTTCTTCAGTTATAAAACACCAGTTGCTGCATATTTGCCAGAGAAAGGTTATGTCAGAACAAGCAAATTCTGGTCAGTAACTACATCTAGGCACATAAATAAGTGGTTGCAAGGTGTTACAAACGTCGATGAAATTGATCAATCAATTCTTGACAATCTAACCAATTAATGTTAGAATGGGGGTGTTAACCAAGCACCCCTATTTTTATGCCTATGTAACACACAAGGACAGTACATATGCTATTAAATATAAAGAAAGACCTCGAAAACACAGTCGTGATGGGGGTTCTCGGTCTTTGGGCGGCCCTTATATTAAAAAAGCATACTTCCCTAACCTACAAAGGTTCCCAATCGACCTTTATATATAAAAATTTCTAAAAAATTTTCTCAGGTAAAAAAATGTCTCCTACCTTTCGTCAAGACTCCCAAGATAATCGCACATGGGTGTTAGAACAACTTCTCAGGAATGAGGGTATGCTCGACCCCAGAATGTATGAGTGTGCTGACTATTGTGCAAGTGCTGGTATTATAAATGATGTTAAAGATGTTATTAAAGAGTGGGATAAATGGAAGCGTAGTCACCCACCTAAAACATTTCAAGCAAATCGCCTATAAGAATATGTCCCATAGATTTACATTACCTCTAGAAGAAAACGAGTTCGGAGAATTCACAATAACGTTAACTGACGAATTAGTACAAGAACTTGGTTGGGGTATAGGTGATCAACTGGACTATGATATTATCGATGATCAATTAACCTTTAAAAAATATGATGAATGACAAAGCAAACGTAATCATTACTCCTGATGATGTTACTATGAATAATAAGAGTAAAGATAATGTCGAGGTTGAAAAGATTGAGGTAGCATTAAAAGGACTAAGTGATGTTATGTCTAAGTTAACAGAGAGATTACTAGACCTAGAGAAGATAGTATCAGAACTCCCTACACCTGATAAAACGTTATATAAACCAAATGGGTATACAGATTACTTAAATATAAAGGGGAACTATGATGAGATATACCGTAGAATAGAGAAACTCGAATCTATGTCACATAAAGCACCCACTACTGATCATGGTAAACGACTCACCGCATTAGAGGAAAAGATAGATGGGATGCAATCCTTGGAATAATAAAGACGTTGATTCTTGTGTAGCATACCAACCTGGAGATGGATCAGGGGTTTCTATAGAGTTTAAAGAATACCCTCTGGCACCCGTCCGTTCTGGTGGATCATACAATATACCTGAGAGGGAAGGAATTGCTACCATGTATCCTTCTATCACGTTATGTGGTAGTCCTATAGTTAATAACTCTGCAGGAAACTGTGGCAAACCTACTCGTGCAGTTCCTGCTGGTTGGAATAACTTACCTAGCAGTCCTCCTTGCGTATTCGTCTATGACAACTACCCTAGTGAGATATCCTTTGATTATGGGTATTCTGATAGGTGGTTTTCTTATTTGTATGATACCTCAGATGATCAAGGTATAATAGGCACACCTTGTTATTATTATGAGACAGAGGAAACATCTACTACCGATGGATCCACGACTACTGAAGGTGGTAATGGTGGTCAGTGTTTTCCTTGTACTAATTTTACGTGTGCCCCCGCGAGCACCACATTATCATATACTATGCCTGAAGGGACTGCAACAGGAGATCCAGATTGCCCCCACCCCACAGTATTTGGATTTGGATCAGATAAAAACAAACTTGCGTTCTCTTACGACTCTTTATCCACTACACTTCCTAATGGAGTTACTGATTTTAGTTTCTCTTATAGTGGTGGTGCATATGCTGATGCATGGAATCAGGCAGAAGTAACTGGTATTCTATACTCCTCGTCGCAAAATCCACCATATCAATCGGGAGACGAGTCATTAGATGACTTTGTTATATTTGAATTAGACGATGTACCTAATAATAAGACAGGACTAAGAGTAAAAGTAGAGGTAAAGTCCATTTATGATGATTCAGGTGCTTCTACGGTCTTTACAGGCACTTCCTGGTTAGCAACAGAGGTATTGAATCCTGGTACAGGTTATGCTGTTAATGACGTATTTACCTTAAATTATACTCATACTCACCCAGATAACTCTACTAGCACGTTAACAGTCGATTTAAAGGTTACTGGTGTTGGTCCTAATACTGGTGTAGGTGATGCATCAGGTTTTGATGTACTTAGAGCAGGTGATACTATCAACGGACATGAAATAACACGTACTTTCCATACAGATATGGATAATTTTCCTTATCATATCATCTATTTGGATGGTGCTGGTAATGATTTTACTAAGGAAACGCAATATACATCTAGTAGAAATCATGTTATTACTGCAAAAGCGGGCTTTGGTATTAAAGATAGAGCAATATTAATGGGAATGTATGAGTTTTTAGAGAAATCTATCCAATATACCACCGCAGATATCGATAAAAACGCACCAGATGTCTATAATACGCTAGTTCAACCAGAAGTTACACCTACTATTACAGGTGGAATACTTACAGGTGTCTCAATTGTTAGTGGTGGAAGCGGTTGGAACAAACTAGGAAGGGAACCAGAGGTAATTGTTACACCACCTATGGTAGAAAGTGGCACAGGAGCAACGGTAAAAGCAGAATTTACTAACGGAGTGATGACTGCAATCAAAGTTGTTACTGGTGGAAGCGGATATAGTAGTACAAGTTTACCAAAAATAGCAATTATTAATGATGATTTGAAGGAAACAGACGTACATGATAGCGGGCTTAAGATGGATGAGTATAAAGATGACGCAATTAAGCTCATGGATGCATGGCCTGATGGAGAAATTAGTTGGTCACAAGCTGAAAAAGACAATTATTTGGGTGAAATGGACAAAATGCCCGTAAAAACGGTTGTAAACAGCTCAGTTCCTAACTTTTCGATTAAATTTGACCCAAATAGGGAAAGAGTTGAAGAAGTTGGTCAATATGGGTATAGTAAAAAGGTAACTGATCCATTAAGAGAAGCATATGAAGTAAAACACAGTTTTAAGCACTTTGATGATTTAGATCTTGATAGAAGTTATAAAGATGTGCATTTAAATGAAAAAGAACGCAATATAAAATCACGGGAAGAGGAAGTTGATAGTGTTACGCAATTTAAAATACCAGAATATTATAAAGCAAACGCATCTCTTGTTGAAACAGTACAAGGACCGACTAGTTCTCTTCCTCATGCGTCAACATATACTAAGTATTTCTTAAAACAATACAGACCTGACCCTACAGTAAGTACAAATCTTAGTGTCACATTATCATGTACTCCCGTAAATGCGGGATGTGCTCATTTTTCTTGTCCTCCACCTTCAGCACAAGCTGGTGGTACGGTTGATAATGGAGATGGAACAACTACGACGACTACATATGTTATGTCAGGTCTCTTAGGAGACGGTTGTAAAGCATGGACAGCAACAGGTAGTTTTAAAATATGGAACGATATGTCCAGTTCAGCTACTCAGTTCGTTAATGCTGTTGCAGCATACGGTAACCCATTCCCAGAATAAACTATGACAGTAGGAGCAGCCCTATTCATGGGCAATTGTAGTGGTCACGGTGTAGGATCAGGATCATCACACCATCCAGGTTTAGGTGGTGGTACTCTCAGTCCGTGTCCTCATTCACCAACAGTAGGGAGTATTGTACCAAAAGATGTAAATGCTATGGATGCTGTTACAACTTGGAAACCACATGGGCAAAAGCCCTTGACCGCAATCAATAGAACTGTTATAATAAACAACAAGATTCCAATTATAGATGAGGATGAATTAATAACACATCCTACACAAACTAAACACACTACCACTTCTGTAGGTTATAAGTGCTATAATACACAGTCAAGTCCTGCTTGGCATTGTACTATAGGAACATCTGGAGGTAGAGAAGCAGCAGCAGGACATGCAAGAAAACTATTTGCAACGTCTAAAACTGTTTTTATTGAAGGAAAACCCGCAGGAAGGATTGGTGATCCACTTGGAGATCAAACTACTGCATATCCATGCAATTCCGTTGTATCGGGTGGCAGTAAAGACGTTTACATAGGTCTTTAAACTTAAATTATGGCAAAATCAGTAAAATGGAACTCCTCTGACACTTTTGTAGAGGCAAAACCAAAGAAAACCCGTCAAGGATTGGGTAAACATTCTAAATATTCCGCAACTAGTCGTAATGGTGCGAAAAAACGCTATAAAGGGCAAGGAAAATAATGGGATTAGCAAAAGATATGAAAGAAGGGACTAAAAAGTCCCATTCTGCTGCGGAAAATACCAAATTTGTTGCTGGATTCCTTAGAGGTGTCTTAGATCCAGAGAAATATCGTCAATTATTGACTAATTTCTATTATGTCTATGACACAATGGAGCAAAGAATTAGAGAATCTACGGATCCTTTAGTTAATATGATCCATTATCCCGAATTAGAGCGTGTTAATTCTCTTGAAAGGGATCTTAGGTACTATTATGGTCCTAATTGGAGGGGTTTACAGATACCTAGTGAAGCATGTAACGCATATTGCTATAGAATTAACGAAATTGCTAATGATAATCCGTATTTGCTTATAGCACATCACTATACTCGTTATATTGGTGATCTATCAGGTGGACAGATACTAAAAGGTATTGCGGAGAATGCATTAAATCCTCCAAGAGGTGAGGGATTGCATTTTTACGACTTTGATAAAATTGATGATGCAAAAGAATTCAAAAATGGGTATCGTGCAACATTAGACTCTCTTGATATTGATGAATCTCAAGTAAATGCTCTAATTGCTGAAGCAAACTATGCTTTTAGGTTAAATATGTACATTTTTGATGAATTGGAAGGAAATGCATCAAAATCACTCTTTAAAGTCCTTTTTGGACTACTTAAATCTAAATTATTTAAAAGAAAATGATTAATTTACTCGCAGCTGCTACATTAGACCTTAATGAAGCATGGAATTTGTCTTGGAGCGAAGGTATTCAATTTATATTGGTACTTGCGTTCGTTTATTGGTTAAAAGTTAAAATTGACACTAGAGCAGGACTTGGTAAGAAGAAATTGAGACAATTGAAGACTGTAATTAAAGAGGCGATTGAAGAGACGAAATAATGAACAAGAATCTTTTAAAAGATTATCATTTAGTTTTTAAAAACTTCATATCTAGAGATGTATTAGATCCTTTATACAAGGATCTAATTTTTTGTGCTAAAGTGAAGGAAAAATACAACGAAGATCCTGAAATTTGCGGTCCAGCATATAATTATTACCAATCCCGTGCTGGACAAGAAATGTTGTGCTATTTAACAGCAAGAATATCAGATATTGCGGAAGTTCCATTATTTCCAACATATTCTTGGATTAGAAACTATCAAAAGGGATCACACCTACCAAGACATGATGATAAACCATCATGCGAGGTTTCTGTTACAATACACGTTGGTTCTGATAAAAAATGGGATTTTGGTATTGTAGATTCTGATAATAATGAACATTTAGTCAATTTAGATCCAGGTGATGCTGTAGTTTACTTGGGTTGTGTTGCACCTCATTGGAGAGTAGGTAAATATGAGGGTGAAAATTATTGCCAAGCATTTTTACATTATGTACGAAGTAGAGGACCATTAAGTTATCGTACATTTGATATAAACAATTTTACCCCTGCTGAGGGTTGGAAAGAAGATTTAAGAAAAGAGTATAAAGAAGTCTTACAAAACAACGATAAATAATAGATAGATTCGTAATGTTATTGTGACTTATAGGGCATTACCTGAAGGATTGTTCATTAGAAGCAGTCCTATTGCTGGACAAGGGATATTTTCCCGAAATATTATAAATGAGGGTACTGAACTTGGTATGTCTCATATTATAATAAATGAAGAGATTATTAGGACACCTTTGGGTGGATTCATAAACCATTCAGATTTACCAAATTGTGAGAAATATAAAATCGATAATCGGTATTATATTCGTGTAATTAGACCAATTAGCCCTATGGAAGAACTATTTTTGAAATATACCTTCTATAACGTATAATGGCACTAAAGCAAATAACTGGAGAAGACCTTAAGAGTTCTAGATCTTTTAAGGATATTGGTATGGCATTTAGTAGAAATGCTTCTACCGATGATGTTGGTGTCGTTAAGAACGATAATGCAATTAAACAAGCACTCAGAAATTTAATTCTAACTACTCCTGGAGAAAAACCATTTGATCTTTTGGTTGGATGTAGGGTTCGAGAGATGTTATTTGAACCTTTAGATCCTTTTGTTGCTGACGCAATTCGAGATGAGATCATAAATACAATAGGTCAATTTGAACCTAGAGTACAACTTGTTGATGTAGCAGTCCAAGCATTTCCTGACGGAAATAAATTAGCAGTTACTGTTGAATATCAGATTGTTGGTATACCAATAGTAGAAACAGTTAACTTCATTTTACAGAGACCAACCTAAAATGCAACCGAATAATTTAACAGCATTAGATTTTGCAGATGTTAAAGCATCTATTAAGTCATATTTAAGGACGAGATCAGAATTTACAGATTATGATTTTGAGGGTTCTGCTTTATCGTATTTGGTTGATACTTTAGCCTATAATACGTATTATACTGCTTTTAACGCAAATATGGCGTTAAATGAAGCATTTTTACCTTCATCAACGATTAGAGATAATGTTGTTAATGTTGCTAAACTTTTAAATTATGTTCCTCGTTCAATTATTTCTTCTAAAGCATGTATTAAGTTAGAAATACAGACAGAACAGACAAATGCATCATATCCTAGTACTCTTACTTTAAAGAAAGGTGCTGTTGCAACTGGAGGTAATTATATTTGGAATGTACTTCAAGACACTACTGTTGAGGTAAATACCACTACTGGAGTCGCTGAATTTGATAATTTGATGATACAGGAAGGTTCTATTGTAACCTTCCAGTATGTTGTTAATACCTTTACGGGTCAAACCTATAAAGTTCCTTCAGAAGATGCTGATATCTCTACTTTAACAGTAAAAGTTAAAGCAAACGAATCTGCAACTGCGTCTGACATTTATAATAGAGTTGATACTATCACTAATTTAGCAGCAACTACTAGGGTTTATTTTCTCTCAGAAGGAGAAGATATGCGTTATGAGTTGAGATTTGGTGATGATAGTGTTGGTAGAGCAGTTAAAGATGGTGAAGTTATTGTTCTTGAATACTTAGTTACTTCTGGTTCAGAAGCAAATGAAGTTACTCAGTTCTCTTTTATTGGTAATTTTGATGATAATTTAGGTAGATCATATACTGGTGCTGATGCAATTTTGACCATGAAACAAAGGTCACAGTTAGGTGCTGATGCTGAAACTATAGAATCTATCAAATATAATGCTCCAAGATATTATTCTTCGCAGTACAGAGCAGTTACTGCACAAGATTATGCTGTAATAACTAAAAAAGTTTACGATAATGCAGAAGCTGTTGTTGCTTACGGTGGGGATTCTCTTACTCCTCCTGTTTATGGAAAAGTCTTTATTGCTATCAAAACCAGAACTGGTTCGCTTCTAAATGATGCTACAAAGAAAGAAGTTTCTGCTAAATTAAGAGATTATGCGATGGCATCTATTGAACCTGTAATTATAGACCCAGATCAGGTTTATATTTACAGTAAGATTTTTGCTTTATATGATACTGGATGCGGTTCTACTACATCAGAGATAAAAACAGATATTCAAACTGCTATTACTGATTGGGCTACTCAAACTCAAATTAACAACTTTAATTCAACTTATAGGTCACAGAATTTCACTAAAGCAATTACACTTTCTAATAAGTGTATTAGTGATGTTTCATTACAAACAACTATTCTAAAGTATATTAATCCTAGTACAAATCAGACAAATACGTATTGTGTTTCTACTGGTGGATCATTATACAATAGTGCTCCAAGTAATACTGATGGAACTGCTTGTAAGAAGGAACCTATCTTATTATCAGGTAATTTTAGAACCTTTGATAGACCAGGTATTGATCAGTATTTTGAAGATGATGGTTTTGGTAATTTAAGGACTTTCTATAATACTGGTAATAAAAAGGTATTCACTAATAATGCTGCAGGTACTGTCAATTATGATACTGGAGAAATTTGTTTTGGACCAGTTAATATCATAGGTGCTGGTAATGACGTACCATCAAGTACTAATTTAAATGTTACTGATGCTACTAGTGGCACAGGTACTATTATAGACCTTAGTCTATTAGCAACAAATTTACAAATTCCTGTATTATTCATTCCAGCGAATAACGCCACAATTCCTGCGTCAACTCCAGGTACTATTATTAATATTGTCAATCCAGAAGTAACGGTTTCGCCAATTGGTACAGTTCCACCTGGGACAATCCCTCTAAATAGTTTGACACCAACGGTTTTCAATCAGACACCAACTCTGATCGAAGTTCCAACAATTACCAATCCTGGTACACTTACCACTTCTACTTGTTTCTAAGTTAGATGACGAATATCAATAAGGTCTCTCAAGCGATTGAATCGCAGACTCCACAGTTCATCGGGGATGATTACCCGATGTTTAATAAGTTCATTCAATATTATTATGCATCTCAGGAGAAGACTGGACTAGGGCAAAATATAATCAACAATTTCCTCCAATATCTTGATATTGATAAACTAGATATTGGAATTCTTGATGGTGCCACTAAAGTTGTAGAAGAGGTAAAGGTTACAGATGAGACGATTGTTGTAGAGAATGTTGATAGTTTTTTAGAAGAGAATGGTTCAGTTTTAATTGGTGATGAGGTAATTTATTATGAAAAGACTACTCATGCACCTAATATTGCTCTAAGTCCAGGTATTTCATATGAGCAAGTTAAATTAAAGTTTACAGGTCTTGCTAGTCCTATTAATGACTTTGATGATACGACTAAAAGGTTTGCTCTTAAATCTCAGAATAATCCTATTGCTCCTATTTCAGCACAACATTTAATTGTTAGTGTTTATGGTAAAGTTTTTATACCTGGAGTTGATTATACTGTAGATGGTACAGATATAGTATTTACAACTGCTCCTAGAACTAAAACTCCATCAGATGATGCTAGTTCAACATATATCACATTTTTAAGTGGTTTTATTGAAAATAATATTGTAGAGATTGATAATTTATCTAATAGTTTTGGTGAAGGTAAGAGACAATTTGCTGTTACTAGAAATGGTTCGACATATGAACCAGTAGCAGAAGAATATATTATTGCGGTCTATGATAATCGTTTACTTACTCCAAAAGTAGATTTTTGGGTTGATGGTAACTATTTCATCTTTAAAGATGCTCCATTAAACGGTAGATATCTGTCTTTGTATGTTATTGAGGCAGCAATACCTTCATTTGGATCTGGTGCTGTAGGATATGCTCGTGTTAGTGATACTGGTACTTTAACAGGTATTTCTACAAGTGTTAATGGAACTGGATATAGATTTGAATATCCTCCTAAAGTTTCTGTTAGTTCTGAGGTAGGTAGTGGTGGTGCTGCGACTGCATTAGTTAATGGTGTTAAAAGTGTTTCCTTACTTGATGGTGGTAAAGGATATAGTTCAACTAATCCACCAGTTGTTCAAGTTCAAACTCCAACAAAAACAGGATCTACTGCAGCAACTGTTAAAGCAACCGTTACTAATGGTTCCATTACTGGTCTAGAAATCACTAATTCTGGTAGTGGGTATACATTCACACCTAGACTTACTTTCAAGCAGCCTGGAGGTGCTAAACTAGGCACTCCAACTGTTACTAATGGTCAGATTACAGGTACTATCCCTATAACTGATGTTGGATTTGGATATACTACAGTCCCAGAGGTTTATATTGATGAACCTACAGGTACAAACCCAATTAAAGCAGCTTTAAGAGCAAATTTAACGAATGGTGAAGTTACAAGTATTAGTATATTAAATGCTGGTCAAGGATATACATCTGTTCCTAGAATTGCTATTGTTGACCCTGTTGGTGCTCAAGTTTTAGAGACACAAGTTGATGGTGATGGTCGTGTCATTAATATCGATCTTTTAAGTGGTGGTACTGGGTATGATGATGTTCCATCTGTTTATATTGTTGATAATAGAGTAGATGGGCAAGGAAATTATGCTGGTGGTACTGGTGCTACTGCTACTGCATCAATTTTTAATGGAAAGATTATTGATATCAATATTGGTTCCTTTGGAACTGGATATAGTTCATCTAATCCTCCTCAGATTGTAATTCAAAGTCCCCCTGCAGCAAAAGCATCTGCTGAGATTGGTTTGAATGAAGTTACTGGTTTTACAGTAAATCAGACAGGTACTGGATATCAAAAAGCATCATTTACAGGATGTGCTAGAGCAGCAAGTGGTATTGTCAAATATACTGAAAATGGTAATGCAGTATTCTCAAATGATACTATAGCAGCAACAGCAGCAGTAAATACTGCTGTTAAATGCTTAGATGCTCTTTTTGTTAAGAGATTACTTGATAAGTACACAGAACAGTTTTTACCAGATGTTCCTGAACTAGATTATAAGAAAATTGATGTTCGTAACTCTATTAAGACTATTAAGGATTTTTATACTGCAAAAGGCACATCTTTCAGTATTGCGTACCTATTTAAACTATTATATGGTGAAACTGTAAGTATTTCATATCCAAAAGATCAGATTATCAAACCTTCTGATGCTACATGGTCTATTGACACTATTCTTCGTGCTACATTAGTTAGTGGTAGTGCAACAAACATTAAAGATGCTTTATTAGTACAAGAAGAAGATATTGCAGACTCTAATGTAAAAGCAGCGAGTGCTTTAGTAGAAAACTATATTTCAATTAAAACATCTGAAGTAGAGATTTTTGAACTTGTATTGTCTGAAGAGACAATTACTGGTTCATTTACAGTTCCTTATAAGACTAGACTTGCTGAACCTTTATCTACAACTGATGGTATTATTACAGTTGACTCTACAATTGGTTGGCCAGAAAGGAATGGAGAGTTTATTATTGGTTCTGGTGCTGGAGCAGAAGTTGTTCAGTATAAAGAAAAATCACTTAACCAGTTTATTGAATGTACTCGTTCTGTAAATGGTGTTGTTGAAGATTGGGATGCTGCTACTTCAGTAGCATCAAACTTTAAAGTTTACCTTAATAAGGGTACTGCACAAGAAGTTGTGATGAATATTGTTGGTATTGTTGATGCTCAACAAACAACTTTGACAGATACTGGATCTTATTATCTACCTGGAGATAAATTAACTGTTTCTAAGTTAGGTGGTACAGGTGAAGGATCAGAATTGAAAACTTGGTTATATAACGTTAAAAAATTAATTTCAGTTACAAGTATCACCTATGGTGGTGTTAATGATCAGTCTGCTACGGTTACTTGTGCTAATCCTCATGGATTGTTAGTTGGAGATCAGGTTACCATTTATGGTGCTAACCCAATCATCTATAACGGAACCTTCTTAGTTACATCTAGGGATGGTGATAATATTTTCCAATATAATCTACCTCAACCTGCTACTGTTGTTCCACAAGGTAATATTCTTGTATCTATTGACCTTAATAAAGGTAAATCTGATAATTCTGCAGTTCTAAATGCTATTGGTCCTTATACTACCAATGTACAAAATACTTTCTTTAATGATAATTACACTTATGTTGCTGCCACGGGTATCCCCAACTATAAGATCGGACCTTTTCCAGGATCAGCACTTCTTCCAGGAAACCAACGTAAATTAAATAGATTTCCTAAAGTACCTACTACAATATCTACAAAAAACCTTATTAATCCTGGTCCTGTTGGTACTTGGGTTAATGGTGTATCTATTTGGTCATATAAGTCAAAAACAACTAAAACATTCGGTGCAGTAACAGGTATTGCTATTAATAATGCTGGTTCTGGATATGATGCTGCTTCACCTCCAACTATCACTATTTCTGGTGGTGGAGGATCAGGTGCAACAGCTAATGTAACTGTTAATGGTTCTATCTCTGAAATCACAGTCACTGACGGGGGTTCTGGGTATACATCTTCACCATTGGTCTCTATTGTTGGTGGTGGAGGAGCTGGAGCTGCTGCAACTGCTATTATCACTAAAGGTGTTGTTTCACGTATTTTGATTAATGCTGGTGGTTCTGGATATACTTCACAACCTTCTATTACTATTGTAGGTGGTGGCGGATCTGGAGCAACAGGAACAGCATCTGTTAGAGGTCCAATTGGTGCAATTACTGTTGATTCTGGTGGTACTTCTTACACATCTACTCCTTCTGTATCTTTAAGTTCTGGTTCTGGTGCTGTAGCACAAGCAATTGTTAATAATGGTAGAATTATATCTATCGCTATTATTTCTGCTGGTTCTGGATATACTACTGCACCCGAAGTTGGTATTCAGGGTGTTGGTTTCGGTGCTATTGCAAGAGCAACAATTGATACTGATGGTGAAAATGCTGGTAGGGTTACTGGTATTACCATTATTAATAGAGGTATTAACTACGTTCAGGGTACTACACTTGTTAATTTGACTTCTGTTGGTCAAGACGCAACATTTACACCATCAGTTTTCCAATGGACTTATAACTTACAAGCAACATCAACACTTGATACTGCTAAGGGTGGTGTATTTGAAGGATATAATAATGAATATGGTGGTGAGTATGCTCACCTTTCAAATCCTCAAAGAATGAGGTATATTCTTGGAGATAATCTATTTGAGCAAACTGCAGGAATTATTAAAGAGCAAGATGAGCAATTAGGGCATTCTCCTATTATTGGTTGGGCATTTGATGGTAATCCAGTTTATGGACCTTATGGATTTACTGATCCAACAGATCAAACATCAAATGTTGTTAGACTTGGTACTTCATATAGATTAAAGACTAATCTTGTATATGATGCTCAAACTAATCCATATCCAGTTAGAACTTCTGGACCTTTATTGAATGAAGAAGTTGCTGGTAATTTTGTAGAAGATTATGAATATGTTTTCGGATTAGGTGATTTAGATCAATATAATGGTCGTTTTTGTAAGACACCAGATTTCCCAGATGGTAGATATTGTTATTTTGTAACTATTGATGCTACTGAAGATGGTAATCCAGTTTTCCCATATGTTTTAGGTCCAAGTTTCAACTCTGTTGTAGATACTTGGAACTTGAGTGCTGATGCTGTACAGCAAAATATTCCTTCTGGTGTTGTACGTTATAGAGATCCTTATGAGAATGTTGATATTGATGTTGAGAGGGTTCCAAATGCCTCTACAAACGCTCTAACTACTGAAGATGGGCAAATACTCCTATTTGAGGTAGAAGACGAAAATAGGGACGGTATAATTGATTCTGATGAGACTGCTAATCCAAGACAAATTTACGAAGAAGCACCTCTACAACTCTTTGATTATTTCCCTAAAGTTAAGTTTGACTCCAAAGTTGATATTGAAGTTGAAACAACAACTAAATTTGAAGATGCATCTGTAACTGGATTTACAGTTGAGAACCCAGGTAAAAATTATCAGGTTAATGACCGTTTAGTATTTGATAATACAGATACTGATGGTTCTGGTGTTTCTGCTGCAATTTCTCGTATTAAGGGTGAATCAGTTGCTTCATATACATTTGAAAATATTGCAGGAAAGAATTATGGTGTATTAAAAACTACTGTACCTCATAATTTGATTACTGGTGATAGTGTGTTTGTTTCTTATACACCTATCATGCAAAATACGAACAAAACGTTTGTTGTTCGTCAATTTAGAGGTATTGAAGAAATTGTTATAGATCAGAAAGGATCTGGTTATAATGAAGAAATACCACCATCAATTCTTATTGACGGTGTTGGTACTCAAGGTCAGTTACAAGCAGTTGTTACTACTGTAGGTTCTATTGATACTGTTAATATCATCAATTCTGGATCTGGTTATACATCTAATCCTAGAGTTATATTGAGTCATCCTCAGATATTCAAGAAAGCAGATTATTACGTTTCTAAGATTACTAATAATAATTACGTTAAAGTTAATGATATTTTTGTTAATGATAGTAAGGAAGTATTTACTTGTGGTAAGACAAAGGATGCTTCAGGTAATGTAGTTGCATTTGTTGCTAAATTGTCTGCTACTGGTGTTAAAGAGTGGCAAAAAACACTAGAAAGTGCTTCTGGTGCAAATTATGCTGAATTTGAAAAAATCTATGTAGATGGTAATAGTATTTGGGTAGTTGGTAATAATAGACCAAATAGTGCTTTACTTGATGCATATAATCCTGATATTATACTTTGTAAGTATACTCAGGCATCTAATGGTCTTAGTGCAACATTAAACTTCCAGAAAGCATATGCTGGTATTTCTGGTTCTACTCGTGCAGATAATGTAACTGCACTTGCCAAGTATTCTGATACTCGTTATGTTATTGGTGGTCATACCAATACAAACTCTGCGAATCCATTTGATGCATTTATTGCATCAATTGATACTTCTGGTAATTTCTCAGTTAAGAGAAAACTTGCATCCACTGCTGGATCTGAAAAGATTACCGATTTACTTGTTAATGGTACAGATATATTCTTTGTTATGGAAACAGCAGCATCCTCAAATGCTACTGCTGTTAATGTTGCTATTGGTAAGGCAACTCTAGGTACAAGTGTTATTACTGTTGATTGGCTTAAAGAGATTAGTAATACTCTCTATTCATTCCTTGATACTAGTTTAGCAATTGATGAATTTAATGAATTATATGTAGTTTCTTCTTTAAGAATTAAATCTAATAATATTGATAGAGATAGTTTCTGGATTGGTAAATTTGCATCTGATGGAGATTTGATATGGAATTATAGATATCTTGCTCCAGGAAGAGATGTTGTAACTGCTGATTCATGTAAAATCGATATTTTTGGTGATCTTAACCTTGCATTTACTAGAACTAATAGTACAAACCAACAGAAGACAGTAGATACTGTTAAGGTTGGTTATGATGGAAAGATCAAGAATCATACAACAACTGATTTCACATTAAAGAATATTGAAGGTATTACTGTACATGCTATTGATGTAGATAATTCTGGTGATGTTCATGTATTTGGACAAACTAATTGGAATAGAAATGAGTTCTTATTCCCATTTACTAATGGATCTGAGAATACAGATACTACAGGACATTATACTCTTACATCAGTTGGACCAACTAATGCGATAACTTATACTGATAATTATGCTAAGATTTTAGGATATAATCCTGCAGGTTCTAATTCCACTTGGGTTAATTCATATCTTCAAATAACTGCTGCTCAATTAGGTACAAAATTAGGTGATGATTGGACAATAGAGTTTTTCTTATATAAGAGTTCAACTGAGTCACAAACATTATCACAAACACAACAAACTTTACTTGGTATTGGTGGAGCACGAGATGCTACTGGTGGATTATGGTTAGGTTATGATATTGCCTCTGGTTCTTTAGATCTTGTTATTACTAATAGTTCTACACAACTTATAAACGGATCAGGAACTTCTTCATCACAAACAACTATGTTTGCTAACAATAGTTGGCAAGCTATAGCATTAACTAAGGTTGGTAATGACTTTAAGGTATATGTTAATGGTATACAGGTAATTGCTGGTAGTATATCTGGTACTTCACTTGGTAGTAAAGATCTATACTTTGGTAACCAAGTTGGTTTTGGTGCTGGTGCTACAGACTTTAATCAGGCATTTCAGGGTCAATTCTATATTGATCATCTAAGATTAAGAAATCGTGGTCTAGTACCTACAGTTCCTTCTGATATGGTATCTCTACCTCCTGTAGCAACTTATGCTCTGGATTATGATTGGGTAGATGATGCATTCTTTACCACATATAACAATAGATATGATTATATTGATTATGTTGGTTGGGGTCTTAAAGTTGATAAGAATGCTGATGCCTCAAGACTTGGTACAACTGCTCTAACAACTAATACACAGGTTGGATGGACTAGAACTGCAGTAACTCCTACAACAGGAACTGCATTAACCATTTCTAATGTTGGTTATACTCTTGGGGAAGCTGGATTGCAGTCTCTTGACTTTGATGATTCAACTGTTACGATGAGTCAAGATACGGAGACTTTAACTTATGCTAATGATATTTGGAGTTCTAGGACTGCAACTGTTCCTTCTCCTGGTAGCCAGAAACTCAAGGTCTCTGCGGTAGTTAGAGATAGGTATTACTTTAAAGTTACTAATACAGTTAAGATTGATAATATTCAAGAACTTACAATAAATCAAGCATTTAATTTTACTGTTGGTTCAAAACTTGTATTAAAGACAGATGCAGATGCGTTTGTTAATAGTGGTTATATTATTAGAAAAGATAATACAAATAATAAATTATATCTTGCTGTTAATAATAATGATTGGGCTAACGATTTAGATACTGGTGTTCTATCAACAGAACAGTTTAGTGAGCAAACTGCATATAAGATTGTTGGACCTATTCCTAATGATGTTAATGAAATTGTAGCATATACATTTGCTCAAGTTAACAACACAACTCCTGGAACATTTGATATAGATTTAGATGACTATAATTTAGATGGTACTTATAATGCTGGTGGTGGACAAAATCTTGATAGCTTTGCTAGGTTTAAACCTTATGCTGACTTTGATTATTCTATAAGAATTGATGAAGTTGCTGGCGGATCACCTTATATTGTTGGATCTGTAGTTACAATTGCATCTGGGGATATATCATATAATGCTTCTTATACAACTACTCAAATAACAAACTTAACTGGTGTATTGAAGATTACTTTAATCACTAATCTTAAGAAACGTCTTCAAGTTAGTGCAGTTGCTAATAGTGATGAAGTTTATGTAATTACTGGAACAAATCATTACCTTAATAAAGGTGAGATGGTTTATGTTGATGGTAATCCATCTCAGGAAGTTAGTGGTACAGTATATGATGAATATGATGGTGCATTCCCTGTTGATACTGTAGTAAGTCCATTAGAATTTACCTATAAATTACCACAAGCAGCAGTATCAACACCATCTACAACTCCTGCAACAGTTAATATATTTGTCAAGTCACCTGTCTTGAAGATGTATTATGGTCATCAGTATTTGTTTGACCTAAGTCACTCTTCATTAGTTGGTGGTAATCTATCATTTGCTAAGGATAACCTTTATAAGTTGGAGTATTCCTTTAACTCTATTGAAAGAGTTGGTACTCCTGGTATAACTGGTCAAGGTGTTCCTACTCCTTCTGTTAAGTTGAAAGTTGATGAAGATATTGTTACTAATATTTCATACTACTTCGATCCTTCTAGAACTGGTTCTACTTCTCCTGTTATTCCAGGAAGTTATCTTGATGTTGTAGATTCTCCATATAAGGGAACATTTACAATTAGTTCTACTGATGGTCAAACTATTACTACTGGACCTGATATATTCAAGTTCTTACTACAGAATGAACCAGAAGGAAATGCTGACGTATCTAGAACCACTTATAGCACAAGTTCTGAGAAAGCAGTTGGTTCTATTAGTGATATTAGAATTATTAATCCAGGTGGTTTCTATACGAAATTACCTATTGTTACTGATTTAGTATCAACAAGACAAATTGAAAGGGTACAAATTAATGATCCAGGAACTGAATATGCAGTCGGACAATATAATGCTGTTCCTATTGGGGGTAATGGTGAAGGTGGTTTAGTTGGTATTACTGTTGCTGATGGAACTGATGATGATGGAAATACAATTCCAGGTCAGATTCAAGAAGTTGTAGTTACCTCTCCAGGTAAAGGATATACTGAAGCAACAATTGATATTGAAGCAATACCTGGTATTCTTGGATCTGGATTAACTGGATCTGGTGCTGAATTGGTAGTTGTTATTCCACCATTCGGTACAGAAGCATCTATCTTCACTAAGGGTGATAAAGTTGGAAAAATCAAGAAACTTAAGAATAATAACTTTGGATATGATTATCCTCATGACTATACTTTACGTCCTGAAATTACGTTCCCAATCAACGCACAATTAACATCTACAAGTATACTTTCTAGTATTACAGTCACAAATCCAGGTTCTGGATATGCTACTGCACCTACTGTAGTTATTACAGGTGGTGGTGGATCTGGTGCTACTGCTGAGGCAACTATTAAGAATGGTCGTATAGATGGTATTATTGTTAAGGAACCAGGTGCTGGATATTCTTCTACACCTACAATCGCTTTGAGATCTGCATTTAACTATGTTGTTAACCTTGACTTAGGATTACTACAATTTGCTTATCCTCATGGTATTGTAAATGGTTCTGAAGTAACAGTTACTGTAACTGATACTGGAGATGGTGCAGATTTCCCACTTGCTGCTGGTGCAACTGGTAGATTGAATCCAACTACTACTTACTATGCTATTTCTGGTGCAGCAAATTCATTAGAAGATGATCAATTAAAACTTGCTATTACTGCACAAAACGCTGCTCTTGGAGATGGTCTTACATTTGTTAACGCTGGTACTGGTCGTCAGACAGTTCTTACTGAATCATTTGGTGGTGCTGCAACTGCAAATGTTATCACTTCTACATTCCTAGAAGGTGAATTAGTTTATCAAGGTGATAGTTTAGATGTTGCTACTGCAACTGGATATGTTTCTACAAACTCTGGTTGGCAGGTTGGACCTAGAATCCTTAAGATTGTAGATTATACTGGTGATTTTGCAAGTGGACAAAGACTAACAGGTGTTATTTCTAAGTCTTCTGGTATTATTAGTGACCTTAAAGTTGCTCGTGGTGTTCTTGAAATTGGTTCTATTACCAAAACAACAGGTCAGTTTATCGATGATGTCGGTAAACCATCCGAAATTATTCAAAAGATTCAAGACTCCTATTATTATCAGGACTTCTCCTATGCTGTTAAGTCTGCTGTTTCTATTAGTGACTGGAAGGAAATTCTTGTTAAGAACGTTCACCCTGCATCATTTAAAGTATTTGGTGAGTTAAATCTTAACGAGTATGGATTAATTCCTAATAAAGAGACTTTCTTTGAGTTAACTAAGTCTGTTGAACTTGCTCAAGAAGCTATTGTTCCAAATATTCAGAACTTTGCTCTTGTTGAACCAATTTACTCTGAATTTAATAATACTGAGGTATTATTCAGACAGAAGAGACTAACATCTTCTGAGAATATTCTAACTTCTGTTGTACAGAGATTGGATGATATTTCTAACTTATTTGACGGTGAAAGGATTTCGTTCCCATTAACAGTTGATACTAATAACGTTGTTGCTAATGCTAATCAGTTAATGATTATATTGAATGGTGTTGTACAGAACCCAGGAACATCATTTACTATTCAACAGGATTCTATCGTTTTTGCTGAACCCCCACAACCTCCAGCAAGTGTTAAGTATGCAAATGTTACTGTCTCTCAAATTAATACAGTTGACTTTACATTTACTAATCAGAGTGGTATTTTCCCAACTATGGGTCAAACATTAGCAGGTATTACCTCTGGTGCTAAATTGATTGTAACTACTGTTGTTGGTGATACTATATCTGGATATATTAGTGAAGGTACATTTGTTATTGGTGAATTATGTACTGTTACTGCGACTGGATTCTCTGCTACTTTAGCAACAAATACTCCAGTTACTAATATTGGATTATTCAGTTTTGGTGAAAACATTACCAACTTTACTAAGGATACTGCGAAAGTTGAAAGAATTAACTTAGCAACAGGTCAAGAAACACCTATTGCTAAATTACGTTATGCTGTTGGTTCATCTACTACTGCTTTTGAGGTAGTTCCTTATACTGGTGCTGAAGCACCTCTTCCTGCAAATACATTTGTACCTACTAAGCAATATCAGTTTGGATCAGAAATCTTCTTAGTTAACACTGTAACTGATGGAACAGAATCTACAACTTTAGGTGTTACTAGAGGAGAATTAGGAACACAAGCTGTTGGTCAACAAGAAGATACTCCTGTTTATGGTACTGATATATTAGTTACTGATAAATTAACATTAAGTAAGACTGCTGGTACTTATCAGTCTACTCCTGGATTGTTTGATATTCAGTTAAATGATGTTATTATCGGTGCTAGTTCTGGTGTTGTTGCAAGAGTTACTGCTACAAGTGCTTATCAAGATCCTGTAACTAATGAGTTTATTAGTCAGGTTAATATTTCTGAAGGTTCTTCATTCTTCGGTTTACTATTCAATAGAATCACCTCTCAATCATATCCAAACGTTGTTTTGGATGATATTTCACAATCTCAAGTAAGTATTGTTGATTTTACTGATAATGCTACTGCTTTTGATTCAAGTTTCCCTTCTAATGAGCAACTTAATAACTATATTATTCCTTTTGATAATCAAGTAGGAACATTAGTTCAAGATGAATTTATTCGTAATTATAAAGTTGAATATGGTAATAATGTTGGTGAATTTGTTGCTGGAGAAGATGGTAAAGTAAGAAAATTATCATTTACTGGTCAGACTGGTAGTGGATTCTTTAATACTGGACAGAGAATTAGAACCTTAGATACTAAAGCTGAAGTTATTGGATTTAATCAAGCACGTAGTATTGTATATCTTGGTAAGATTGGTAGATCTAAGGCAAATGGTCAAGATTATCATATAATTTCATTCAACGGGCAATCACAATTAGATACTGCACAGAAGAAATTTGGAACAGCATCGTTATTACTTGATGGTGCAAATGATTATCTCTCTATTCCAACTTCAACTGAATTTGGATTTGGGACTGGTGCATGGACTATTGAGTTCTATTTCCGTCCTACTAGTGTAACTGGTACTCAAGTTCTTGTTGATCTTAGAACTACAGCTACTGAATTATCACCTTTAATAAGAACAGATGGTACAGGATTGGAGTTCCATGTTAATGGATCTGATGTAATTACTGGTGGTACAGTTGCTGTTGATACTTGGTATCATCTTGCTGTTTCTAAATCTGGTTCAACTACTAAGATGTTCCTTAATGGAGTTCAAGTAGGAAGTGATTGGTCTGATAGTAGTAATTATGGCACTACAAAACCAGTTAATATTGGTGCTGATTATCAAGCATTAACTGCATTTAATGGTCATATTGATGAATTAAGAATCTCAAATTCTGCTAGATATACTTCTGCATTTACTCCTGTAAATGGTGTTCATCAAGGAGATGCTAATACAAAACTATTAGTTCATTTTGATGGTGTAGATGCCCAAGTTTGGACAGAAGATTGGTCTGGAACTGAATCCTTTACTGCTGGAGAATTCTTTAATAATGATGCTATTCTTGAGACTTCACGTATTGCTGGTGCTCATATTTACAACGGTGGTACTGCGACTAATGCTATTACGATAACTGCTGGTAGTGTTCAGAAGGATGTAACTGCTGCAACTTATAATCCAGTAACAGGTTCTTTAGAACTTACTATTGGATCTCATAGTTATACAACTAGTGATACATTAAAAATTGCTGCTGGTTCTCTATCATTTACTTGCAGTAAGGATAATCATACTACTTCACATACTTATCCTCGTACAACAGATCCTGCATATGATACTACTTTAGCAATTGTTTCTGTAACTAGTACAACACTTACAGTTAATGTTGGAGTTGCTGGAGATCCTAAAGGATTTGATGGTGATTCTCAAAGGTATTATGATGCTGCTAATCTAATTTTAGATAACAAAGATTATATTGCTAAGGAAGTAGTATTTTTAGCAGAGAAGAAATTCCCTGCACTTGCTGTTCCTGGTGGAAGTGTAAACTGTGAAGATGATGTTAAAGATATTCTTGATGCTCTTGTTACTGATATACGTAATGGTGCTAATGAAAAGATGTGGGATGCATCAGCACTTTATGTTGATAGATCAGATACAAATAATGTTAAACTCAATCATGTTGAAACTGAAATTACAGAAACTATTTGGGTTTATGATAAGGTAGATCAAATCTTAGAGTATATTGTTACTAATAGTCTTTGGGATACTCAAGGAAATCATGGATTAACACAGAAGACTGATACTTCTATTACAGATTCTTATAATCCTGCAGGTGTTCATACTTTTGTAAGTGGTGTAACTAATGCCATTACTCCTAGTGTTGGTAGTGCTGTTACAGCAGCTGCTGGAACAACTTATGATGGTGCAACTGGTAACTTAGTAATAGAAATCGGATCACATAGTTTAACAACTTCTAACACAGTCACTATTGCTGATGGTGGTATAACCTTTACTTGTGATGCTGATAATCATACTACACAACATGCATATCCAAGACCAACTGATCCTGCATCTGGAACAGCACTTGCTATTACTGCAGAAACTGCTACTACAATTACAGTTAATGTTGGTGTAGCAGATCGTCGTAAGATAACTCCTACTGGAGCAACATATGATGCTGCCACAGGTGATCTTACAATTACTAAAGCATCTCATGGATTGATTGGTCCTACTTCTCTTACTGCAACAGGTGCAACATATAATGCTGAAACTGGTGTATTAGTACTTACATCTAATGGACATGGATTAATTAATGGTGATAAGGTTCAACTTGAAGACGAATCTTTAACATTTACTTGTTCTATGGATCAATATAGATCTGAGCATAAGTATCCAAGATCTTCAGATGAAGCAAGTAGTGGATGGTTAACAGTTTCTAATGTTCAAACAAATACTTTTGAAGTTAATGTTGGTAAATCTCCTGCAATTGCATTCTCACCAACTACTGCTACCTATGACGGTGATAGTGGACATTTAGTATTAGATATTGGAAAGCATAATCTTAGAGCTGGTACTAACGTTAGAATAGCAAAAGAATCGCTATCCTTCACTTGTGATATGGATGGTAATTATAGTACTAAGAAATATCCAAGAGTAACTGATCCTGTATATGGTGACACCTTACCTATTCTTTATGAAGGAAGTCGTCATACTGTAACAGGTGCATCATATACACCTACAAATGGTAAGATGGTGATTACTGCAGGTAGACAGTTAAGTCCTACTAATGCAGCATTCAATCCATCAACAGGTATGTTGACATTAACAGTACCTAATCATGGTATACCTGCTAATGATAAAGTTAAGATAATTGATGATTCATTAATCTTTACTTGCTCTATGGATGACCATAGTAGTGAGCATAGTTATCCAAGATCTACAGATCCTAAGAGTGATGATTGGATAACTGTAGTTAATGTAACTACAAATACATTTGATGTAAATGTTGGTGCAACACCTCTAGAACACTTTAAACCTAGTGCAGCAACTTATAATCCTGCTACAGGTGATTTGGTTCTAACAATTGGTAATCATACATTATCAGTTGGTGAGGGTATTAGACTTGCTGAGGAATCTTTAATCTTTACTTGTGATTATAATAGTGATGGTAATTCTACTCAGAAGAAATATCCAAGAGCAAGTGGTGAAAATGGTACTGCTGGAGGAGCAGATAATAATACAGGAACTCCTGATCCAGCATATGATACTTCAGTTTATATTACTGCAGTAACTGGAACAACAATTACAGTTAATGTAGGAACTTCGTCTGATACTACTGCACATACCTTTGTTGCTGCTACAGATTTAACACCTACTAATGGTGCATACAACCCAACTACGGGTGTTATGACTTTGACTGCTAATGGTCATGGAATGAAGAATGGTGATTATGTTAAGATTGCTGATGGTGCTGTAACCTTTAGTTGTGCCTTTGGTGGTGCATCAGGTTCTTCTGCACAAAAGGCATATCCAAGATCAACCGATCCAATTAGCGGTAAGTGGGTTATAATTTCAGGTGTAACTACTAACACATTTGATGTTCAAGTTTTAGCATCTGCTCCTTCTACAAATACCGATACTCATACTTGGGTTTCTGGTGTTGCTAATAGTATTCAAAGAGCAGTAGTTCAAGGTGGTGGTAATTATACACACATCTTTAAATATGCTAAACCTAATAGTGTTACCTATCAAAAGCATGGATTCTCTAATGGTGAGAGAGTAAGAATTGTTGATGATTCTCTAACATTTACATGCCTTAAAGATAATAATATAACATATCATTCTTATCCTCGTGCTGGAACTGATCCTTTCTCTGGTAGATTATTAGACATTTCAAATGTAACTGATACTACTTTTGAGGTTAATGTTGGAGTCTCTCCTGATACATCTACACATACATTTAAATCAGCAGCTCCTGGTGGATTAATTCATAAAGATAATACAGTTACTATAGATGTAGGTAAAGCACCTTTACAAGGATATGATATATCTAATGCGACATATGATCCTTCAAATGGTAATCTTGTACTTACAGTTGGTACTCATAACTTAACTGCAGGTGAAGGTGTTAAACTTCTAAATGAAGCAGTTACATTTACTTGTGATCAAGATAGTGATGTATCAGAGCATTCATATCCAAGAACAACTATTGATACTCATACAGCAGGTAGTGGTACTGGATATAACCCTGCTACAGGTGTATTGACTATTGTTACTACATCTGCTCATGGAATGCAGACTGGAGATTGGGTTAAATTTGCTGACAACTCGTTAACATTTACTTGCTCTAAAGATGGTGGATCTACTGAACATCAGTATCCAAGATCTACTGATCCAGTTAGCGGTCAATGGATTCAAGCAACTGTAACTAATACAACTACATTTACAGTAGATGTATTGCAAGGTACAATATCTACACAACAACATACTCATACATGGGTATCAGCAACTACTGATGGCATTAGTCAGAAACGTGATTTGTCTTATGATCAGACAATAGCAATTGCTTCTGTTGGTAGTACTAATAAAACCGCATCTGGTGCAACATATAATCCTACAACTGGTGTATTAACAATCACTTCTAACGGTCATGGAATAAGTGGTGCTACTGAGCATACAACAACTGCTGCAACATATGCTCCTAAGACAGGAAAATTAACTTTAACTATTGCTTCTCATGGATTTAATAATGGAGATAGAATAAGAGTTAAAGCAAATTCATTAACATTTAGATGTGCTAAAGATGATTATGCAACTGTTCATACATATCCTCGTGCAACTGATCCAGTAAGTAATAAGTGGTTGACTATATCTGGAGTAACAACTAATACTTTTGATGTTAATGTTGGTTTATCTCAAGATATTTCTACTCACGAATTCATATCTGCTACTAGTAATGGAATTGAAAGAGCAGTAGGATCAGTTAAATTGGACGCTGATTCATTATCATTCACTTGTACTATGGATGGTAATAGTCAGACTAAGACATATCCAAGATCTACTGATCCAGTTAGTCAACAATGGGTTCCCATTACAAATAGTCAAACAAATACATTTGATATTTTTGTTGGTACAACTTCATTCGGTAACTTTGCTCATACTTATGTTACTGCTTCATCCAACGGTATTAAGGTTCAAGATGGAACTATTACTTTAAATGTTGGAACTTCTTCCAATACAACTACTCATGCATTTGTAAGGGCAAAAACTGCTGCTTTAAGAACAGGTGGTCTTTATACACATACATTTGTTCCAACATCTGCTATGACAGTAACAGATGGTGCATATAACCCAACTACAGGTGTTATGACCTTAACTGTTGCTGGTCATGGAATGGAAGATGGTGATGTAGTTAAGATGGCAGATGGATCTATAGTCTTTAGTTGCGGTTTCGGTGGTGCTTCTGGTACTGCTGCACAGAAAGCATATCCAAGATCTACTGACCCTGCGAGTGGTAAGTGGATGGTAATCTCTGGTGTAACCAATAATACATTTGATGTTCAGGTTTTAGATAATGCTCCTTCCACCAATACTGATGCACATACATTCGTATCTGCTACTGCTAATGGTGTTACTAGAGGTGTTCTTCAGACTGGTGGTAATTATACACATGCCTTTAGATCTGCTGTAGCAAATGGTATTAAGAAGCAAGGAAAAGCAATTTCCTTTATTCCTGATGGATTAACATTCACATGTGGTCTTGATGGTGGTTCTACAACTCACACATATCCTCGTAAGACTGATCCTGCTTATAATGCTGCTTTAGAAATTACTAAGTATGATACCAATACATTTACAGTAAATGTTGGTAAATCTCTTGCTGATACTATCAATACTCCATATACACCAACTACTGCAACTTATAATCCTTCAACTGGTGATTTAGTTCTTAAGATTCCTGGACATTCTTTAACAACATCTGATAAAGTAACAATTGATAGTGAGTCTTTAGGATTTACATGTACGATGGATAATGGACAATCTACTAAGTTCTATCCTCGTTCTGGTCATGATACACGTGCTGCTGATAGACCTCTTACTATTACTGCAGTTTCTGCACAGGGTACTCCTGATGCTGATAAGACAATTACAATTAATGTCGGTGCTGCTCAAGCAAACGCACAGTTCACTCCTTCTGCAGCAACTTATGATGCAGAGACTGGAGATATGACATTAACTATTGGTCAACATGGTATTCGTGTTGGATCAAATATTACTATTGCAGATAATGGATTAACTTTCAACTGCACAATGGATGGAGGATCTTCTAATAAGACATATCCTCGTGCAGCTGATCCTTATGGTGGACTTAAGTCTATCCCTGTTACTCATGTAGGACATAACCATCATACTATAGAAGGTGCATCATATACACCTGCTACAGGTGTGATGCAATTCACAATTACTGGTCATGGATTCTCTAATGGAGATTATGTTCAGATTGTTGATGGATCTCTTACTATGAGATGTGGACTAGATGGTAATACCACAGATCATGCATATCCTCGTGCTGGATATGACTTCCCAAGTGGCAGATGGTTAATTGTTTCTAACGTTGCAACTAATACTTTTGAAGTTAATGTTGGTATATCTCAAGATACTTCTACTCATGTATTCAAAGCTGCAGCTACTAAAGGTCTTCGTAGACAAACTGGTGTAATTACAGTTAATGTTGGTGCTTCACCAATTAAGGGATATGATGTTTCTGCTGCTACATATGATCCTGCAACAGGTGTTTTAGTTCTAACTATTGGTAATCATAATCTTACAGTAGGTACGAGTGTAAGAATTGCGAATAATTCATTAGTATTCAAGTGTGCTCAAAACTCATCTGTAACAAAGACATATCCTCGTGCTAATGGTCAAGATGGTGCAACTGCTGATGATCCAGCATATAACGATGCTGTTGCTATTACTGCAGTAACTGGTAATACAATTACTTTAAATGTTGGTACATCTTCTAATACTACTGCACATACTTTCCAAAACGCTAATAACACATATCAACCAACTGCAGTTGCTTATAATCCAACTACAGGTGTTATGACTATTACTATTGCTGGTCATGGATTTGTTAATGGAGAGCATATTAAAATTACTGATAATTCACTTACATTTACATGTGCTAAGGATGTTAATGCAACTCAACACACATATCCTCGTGTAACCGATCCTGTAAGTGGTAAGTGGTTGGTAATCTCTGGTGTAACTACAGACACATTTAATGTTCAAGTTTTGGATTCTGTTCCTTCAACTAACGTTAGTGCTCATGCATTCGTAAGTGCAACAACTGATGCAATTAAGAGATCAGTTATAAGCACAGGTGGTGATTATGCACATACATTCGTAACTGCTGCTTCTAATTGTGTATCATATAAACCACAAGAGGCACATACATTTGTAAGTGCTGGATATGGTTGTGTTAGGTTGATCCGTAATACTCACACATTTGGAACTCCAACAGCAAATTCTATCATAGTCTTAGATTATAAAACTAATGATTGTATAGATGTACAAACAACTTGTGAGAATCTAATTAATATCCTTACTGATACTTTATCTGCTGCTAATGCTGCTACTCCTACAGATCATCTAGGAAGTCTTACTAAGATTGCTCCTGCACATGGATTCCTTGGTGGTCAAGTTGCTAGTTATAGGGAAGTTCCTTTCCCAATTTCTTATCATGATAGTGCTAATGATATAATCTATACGACTCAAATTGATGCTGATACACAGTATAGATTCCGTGATGCTGCTAATTTAATTCGTAAGAATGCTGGTCCTATTGTAGATAAGGCATCTGCTGATATGCTTCTTAGATATCCAGATCTTGTTTTGGATATGCCAAGAAACCAAGGTGGTGTAAGTACTAATGGTACTTTACAATGTAAGACTGACCTATCCCTACTTCTTGAAGAATTCTGTAAGGATATTGAAAATGGTGGCAATTTCCATACTGTTAATGTTTCTAAGTTCTATCTTGGTGTAAATGACGTATTATTACACATAAGATTACAGGTATTCCAGTCTGTTTATGCTCATGAACGTCTTGCATATTACATGAAGCAAGCAATCACTGGAGATCTTGTAGCTGGTTCTACCGATGATGTTATTATTAGTGATTGGGGTATTACAAATGATGCTGGTGGATGTGCAAACGTTAAGACTGCTATCGATACTTTAATCACTACACTTAATGATATTATTGCTCCAACTGATAATGACTTTAAGATTGCTGCTGATAGACTTTATTTCAACAGAAAATGGGTATCAGAAGAGGCTACTGGTGCAACAACTAATGAATTTACATATAACTTAGGTGGTACAGATTATCAAGCATTTACTTATCCTACTCAATCAGGCGGTGGTCAGGGTGGATCTGGTGAGGTTGTTTGTCAGAGAGACCTTAGATTTATCATAGAAGGTATTATTTCCGACTTACAAACAGGTGGTAATAATAGTACTATTACTGCTATGAATAACTATCTTACTGCTACTAAACAAATTAGTTCAGTAGAGAAAGAACTTCTACCAACAACATGGGCAATAGAACATATTAAGTTCTTAGCTAGTAAAGCAATCCAAAACCTTGCTTATTCTAGTACTGAATCTGTTACTGGTCAGCAGTATCAGGCACAATATACCACAACACCTGCTTGGAGGGATTCTGAAAATCCTACAACCATTAGTAATGTAGTTACTAGGATGGAGCAATTAGTTGATATTGCTGTTGATATGCTTGCTCCTGGAAGTCTAGTATCCAGAAAGGCTGGTAAGAACATTCTTTATAATGCAAATTACTATAAAGAAGAGATAACAACTGTTGTTAATGCACAATTTGGTTCTGGATCTTGGGTTTATAATGACTTTGTTGATGATATCATCATTAATAATTTACATGATTTGGTTACAACTGATGTTACTGATAAAACTTTAGGATATGAAATTACACTTTCTAGTGTAGTTCTTAACTTTAAAGTTGGTGAGCAAGTAAATTCTAGTGGTGGTGGATATGCAACTGTTCTTGAATTTAATGAAGAGAATAATTTCTTTGTTGTTGGTCCATTTACAGGAACTGCATGGAAAGGTGGAGATACTTTAGAAGGAACTACATCTGGTGCTGTAGCAACTATTGCTCAACAAGGAGTTGCTTCTCCTTATGATTGGTATAATGCTCCTGGAAATGTTAGAACTCTTGGTCAAGCAAGATTAATAACTTCTAATATTGCTGGAGAAACTTCTGGTGTTAACCTCTATTCTAATCCAGAGGCATTTGAAATTAATTGGGTTGGTACAGAATCAAATATTTTAGCAGATTCTTTAGTAGCACCTGATGGTACACTTACTGCTGAAAAACTTACATCTACTGCAGTAAATGGTGAGCACACAATTCATCGTAATTATAACTTAAGTGCATATGATACCTTTGATGATGGTACTATCAAATGGGATACTACTAATCAAAGATTTGACGAAGGTTTCAGCGATATTGATGATAATGATCAGCAGTTTACTTTCTCAGCATTTGTTAAGAAAGGAGTTTATAAAGCAGTTCGTTTCATGATTGCTCTTGATGAAGGAACAGCAGCAGTTCAAAGAGCATTCTTTGATCTTAATTTAGATGATGGTACTACTGGTTCTTGGTTTAATCCTCAGAATGGTGTTACTGTTGATGATTTTGGTGCAGTTCCATATGGAGATGGTTGGTATAGAGCATATCTTACAATTACATTCTCCTTCGGTTTTGCTGAATTGAGATCACAAATTTATATTAAGAATGCTACTGCTTCACAAACTTATGCAGGTAATGGAACTGATGGTTTATATGTTTGGGGTGCAAAACTTAATAGAAACCTTTTAGATCCATATACTTCTGGAGATAATAAGATATTCTATGCTAACTCTGAATACAACATTAAGAGTTATGCTATGAATCTTTTAGAAGATTATATTGATAAGGCTCTTACTGATTCACTAACAACTCCTGCTCCTAATTCTGGATTTATTAAGTATTTTGATAGTACTGCTGCAAGTTACTATGATAAGAAATCTATAATGAGAGTGCTACGTGCGAATCTTAATATAATACGTGAGCAACAAAAAATTGATAGTCATTACACAACTATTACCACAAATAATGGTATAACAGTTCCTGCTATGACTTATGGAACTAGAGATCCTATTGCTGGTGTTGGTGGTGGATTACAGGATGCTGATTATCTATATGGTATTTTAAGTGGTAGTTATGCTGAACTTGAAAAACTATCTGTTAATGAAGGAAAAGTTGTCCAAATCTTTAAGAGATTCAGAATAGATGGTGATATTACTGATGGTCCATTCACTATGAATGAGGCAGTTCAGAAGCAAGGTGATGCTGGAATTACTGGTGTTGTTTATGGATTCCATAGTGATGCAAACTACAAATACTTAGATGTTAGAGTTACTGCTGGTACTTGGCAAATTACAGATACCATTCAGGGTGCAGAAAATACAACACTTGCTCAGATTAGTGCTATCGAAGATAGATTACATATTATCGATCTTAAGGGAGATTTTTCTGATAATATTCCATTCAAGGGATATACAAGTAGTGCTACTGCAACTCCTACAGGATTCTTAAAAACTGAAGCATCTATACTTGATAATTCAGGTGGTAAATTGACAGTTGATACCGCAACACTTAACGGTACATTTGAAACATCTTCTGTTGTTTATCCTTCAGCATCTAGACAATATCTAGAAGTTACTAAGACTGCAGGTCTTGATATTGCTGTTGGTGATAGAATTGCTTCGACTGGACACATACGTTTAGGAATTACTATTCTATTAGGTTTAAATGAATTTGTACAAGGTGGAATAATCTATAGAGTTAGCGGTAATATTAATGATCAAGGATCTAATGATCTAACAACATACGCAACTATTACTGAAGTAGATCTTGCGGGTGGTTTCATCTATTGTGTAATGGGTTCAGGAACCTTTAGTTTAGGTGAGCAGATAGGTTATTATGGTGCTAATACTACTCCATCAGGATATGCATCAATTGCAACTAAGGTTACTAATGCTGGTGCAGGTGCAGCACTTGTACAAGATATACGTACAGTAGGTGTTAATCAAAGATTGTTCCTTTCTAATATTTCAGGAACATTTAATGCAAGAGACGGTATTACTGGTCCTGATAATTATGCTGCTGCAGGATTAAAATTAGTTAATCTTAAGGCACGTGTTAAGAGAGCATTTAGAGGATTTGATGGAGTTCAAACTAACTTCAGTCTAACGATTGATAATGGTACTTCATACCTTCCAGATCCTGCTGGACACCTCTTAGTATTTGTTAATGGTATTCTACAACCTCCAGGTGCTTCTAACGCATATACAGCGTTCTCTAACACTATTCAGTTTACTGAGGCACCAGATCTAGGTGCATCATTCACAGGATTCTACGTAGGTAAGTTGAGACAGTTGGATGATATTTCCTTCGAGTTCGACTCTTTACGTCAGTCATTCAACCTCAAGCGTAATGATGTATTCTACTCACTAACTTTAACAGAAGGTGTTCAATCCTCTGTTATCAGACCTGAAAA